GTGGCGCAGCCGTGCATCACGCCAGATCAAGTGCCGGTAGCGCCGGATTACCGTTTGCTGCCGCCCGGCCATGTCGAGCGGCTGGCCGGGATACTGGTTGATCGAGAGCGGGCGCGGAAGTACATCGCATCGGCAAGTGCGGTCATGGCGGCTTGTGTTGGGGATGGGAGATGATGACTCCCGACAAAGACCCAACCTCATTTGCGTGGCTGACGTATTTCTGGGTACTGGCTCTGTCCGCCCTGGGCGGCGTGGTGAGCTTCATTAACAAGATCAAGCGCGGTGTTTCTCGCCCATTTAACATCACCGAATTTCTCGGGGAGGTGCTGACAAGTGCATTTGCCGGAATACTCACGTTTTATTTTTGCGAGTGGGCCGGATTCAACCAATTACTTGAGGCCGCGCTAGTTGGTATATCTGGACACATGGGGAGTAGAGCAATATTCCAGTTTGAGCGCTGGGCAGAAAACAAGTTCTCGGAGATGAAATGACCGCAAAGCGCATCAAGATGCAGCCGCTTGAGCGTGTATCACCCTCCATCGCCGCAGCAGGCTACGACGGCCCCAGCCAAACGCTGGCTGTTGAGTTTAAGGAGAGCGCTGGAACATTCCACTATCATGGCGTTGGCGTGGATATTTTCGCCAAGTTGCTCACGGCAATAGAGCCGCAGCAATTATTGCAAGCTGCTGTCGTGGGCAAATACAAACAAGAGCGCGTTTGACTGCATTTTTAGACCGTTACTTGACATAATGCTGCATTTTGCGATAATCGAGAGCGCAATTCCCGCCCAATTTTACGCACCCGCCAATAGGAGATACCGATGATTCTCAACACCACAACCCGTAAGTTGCAAGCCGTTTTAACCGCCGCAATGACCACGGCAAACATGTCTGTGATGGTTGACTACACAGATTTTAGCCCGGTCTCATCTACAGAGGTGACGCGGGTAACGAATGACAACATACAAATATCTAGCACTAACGGCACGACTGCTGTTGATATATGCGCTGCGCCATCTGCCGGAATTAAGCGCAAGATCAACAGCATTGAGATTAACAACAGCGATACAGCAGCCAAAACAATCCGCCTCAACTTTGTTGATGGTGGCACAACCTACCGGTGGATTGCGGCAACGCTGCAAGTTGGCGACACGTTCGGCTACACCGAGGAGCGCGGCGCTTATGTAATGGATTCCAGCGGGAACCAAAAAACCAACATGACGACCGCAACCAATCTCACGTTGCTGGACGCGGTAGAGGTAAACGTCGGATCGTCCGGCGCTGCTGGAACGCTGGATATTTTCCCGGCGACTGCCGCAAAGGGCAAGGTGCAATTCACCAAGGCTAACAACACCAACGATGACACAACCACAATGTCATTCGACGCAATGGGGCAGGCTACCACTATCCACATGGGAGACTTGGGCGCGGCGGCGGATTACGTGGTGCGTGGTACGGCACAGATTACGCTGGCCGAGGCCGATGTGCTGGATGGGGCGACTCAGGGCGGGAACGTGGCAAGCAAGGTCAAGGTGAATGATTCCAACGGCAACCAAGGCATTGCCAAGGTAACAGAGCTTCATATCGGAGCAACTGGCGCAGAAACGCAAGTAACGGCAAGCGCAGCCGAGCTGAACTACAACGACATTGCGACGCTGGGAACGGCAGAGGCCAACAAGACAGTAACTACTGACGCGAGCAAAAACGTGACAGGCATCAACGGGCTCACATTGGGCGTAAACGGTGCGGCTGGCGTGGCCGGAACTGTAACTCTGCGTGATGGCACTAATCCGGGATATGCTGTAACGGTAAAAACTGATTCGCAGACTGCGGATTTGACGGCGCACTACCCAGACCCAGGTGCGATCGTGGATGCGTATGTCGTCATGTCCACGGCTCCGATCACTGCGGCGGAGGCTGACGTTTTGGATGGCGCGGTAGCCGCAAACAGCGTGGCATCCAAGGCGGCGCTACTTGATGCGAGCAAACTTTTGCAGACCAACGGCAATAACGGTACACCGGAGGCTGGGGTGACAGCAGTGCATTACGGTGATGGCGTAAACGTAACAGCCGTGCTGACGCTGACAAACGTGGTGTTGACCGTGGGAACTAGCCAGAATCTTGGCGTTGGTTCGTTGCTGTACACCCTCCCGGCTGGCGCTTGCTTGATCCGCGATGCATTCATGTCGGTGGCAATTGCCGGTGTAACAACAACCACAGACACACCAAATGTTGGGCTTGGCACCGTGGTAGCGTCAGGGGCCGTGGTATTGCTGAATGGGACTGCGACATTCGAGAACATCATTGTCGGACAGACCGCTGCAAACACGAACGGAACAGCAACAGTAAAGGGAGCCGGGCCGACCGCTGGCGCACCTTTGGAAATCACAACTGGCGGCGCGCATGCGGTGTATTTCAATGCCGCACACGGCTGGGGTGCGAATGCGGATCAGGCTGGCACTCTAAACGGTACAGTGGTTATCAGCTACGTTCGCCAAGCGGCTTAATACCCGGAATCCCCGCATCCCAACATGGTGGTGCGGGGAGCCAGAATAAGCAAACCCTAATTTAGAAAACGCTAATATTCAACCATGAAGAACCAAAGCAAGCCAATCTGTCCGGTCATCGTGGCGTCCGTTATCGCTATCACGGCGGCTAAGTGGGGGCTGGATAATCGTGGCTGAGAAAAAGACGGTTGACTGGGAGTCAATCGAAAAGGACTGGCGCGCCGGGATTAAGACAAAACTGCAAATGTCGCAGGAGTATGGGGTATCTCGCGCCGCAATTGATAAGCATTTTTGCAGGCTAGGGATAGAGCGCGACCTCGGGGAAAAGATAAGGCAGCGTGCTGATGCGCTGGTTACACAGGCGGCGGTTGACGAGGTTACACGCTCAGTTACACAAAACAGGCTTGTAACCACAGAGAAGGAAATAGTTGAGGTAAACGCTCGCAACCAAGCTGACTTAATCCTGGCCCACCGCAAAGACATCCCGCGTTACCAAAAGCTGACTGCGGCAATAATGGCAGAGCTTGAGGCTCAGACCGGCAGCAAGGAGCTATTTGACCAGCTTGCTGAGCTGATGCATTCGCCTGACGAAAAGGGCGTTGACAAACTCAACGAGATATACCGCAAAGTTATCGCTACGCCGCAGCGGGTGGATTCATTCAAAAAGCTGACCGAGACCTACAAAATCCTGATTGGGCTTGAGCGGCAGGCGTTTGGGATTAGTGATAATGCCAATGGCGATGCGGACAAGCCGCCTGTAACCCTGCAACTCAGCAGCGCGGATGCAAGGCTTTAAACTCACGCCGAAGCAGCTACAGGCTAACGAGCTGCTTGCGGGTGAGCCTACGCATATCATGCTGTTTGGCGGGAGCAGATCCGGCAAGACATTTGTGCTGGTACGTGCCGTGTGCCTTAGGGCGATTAAGGCCGCAAAGTCTCGCCATGCGATAGTTCGCTTCCGGTTCAACGCCGTAAAAAACTCAATCGTTCTGGACACATTCCCTAAGGTAATGGCGATGTGCTTCCCTGGCATCAACTACAACCTGAATAAATCTGATTGGTACGTGACGCTGGATAATGGCTCAGAAATATGGTTTGCTGGGCTGGATGACAAAGAGCGCACCGAAAAGATCCTTGGCATGGAGTTCGCCACCATCTACGCCAATGAATGTTCGCAGATTCCGTATGGGTCAATAGAAACCGCAGTAACGCGGCTGGCACAGAAAGCCGAGCAGCAGGCAATAGGAGACTTTCCTGCGACCATATTAACTCCTCGCGTTTACTACGACTGCAATCCTCCTCCAAAGAGTCACTGGACATACCGACTATTTCGAGAAAAACGGCATCCAGACACAAAGGAGAGTTTGGTAAATCCCGGCAACTATACATCCATGCAGATAAATCCGATGGATAACACGGAAAATCTTGCCGACGGGTATCTCGACACGCTGAAAGCAATGAGCGCACGGGCGCGGAAGCGGTATCTTGACGGCGAGTTTGCGGACGCGACTCCCAATCAGCTATTTCCTGAAGAATTCACCGACAAATGGCGCGTAAATGATGGCGTGCTGCCCGATATGGTAAGGGTAGTGGTAGCCGTTGACCCGTCTGGCGCGGATGATGCGGACAACGCGGATAACGACGCGATCGGGATAGTGGTGGCTGGATTGGGAACGGATGGTAACGCCTACCTGATCGAAGACTTGACCGTCAAGGCTGGCCCTGCGACGTGGGGAAAGGTGGCGACCGATGCCTATGATCGACATTCTGCCGACGCGATAATTGGCGAGACTAACTACGGCGGCGCGATGGTGCAGCACGTAATCAAGACGTGCAGGCCGCGCACGAACTTCATCAAGGTTACGGCTAGCAGAGGCAAGCAGGTGCGCGCAGAGCCATTCTCTGCGCTGTATGAGCAAGGCAAGGTTAGGCATGTCGGGTATCTCAACGACCTTGAGGATGAGCTGTCTGGATTTTCGACATACGGCTATACCGGCGAGCATTCACCAAATAGAGCCGATGCAGCGATATGGGCACTGTGCGCGCTATTCCCCGGCATGACGCGGGACAAAAAAGAACGCGCAAAACCTGTCAACACGTCAAGCAACTCCGGCGCAGGCTGGATGGGACAGCTTTAATCTTTTCAGTTGACATCCTCAATACGCCGGGTGTATTATGCGAACCAGTAGGCGGGCTCAATAACTCAAAAGGTGAACAAAATGAAAATTACCAGAGACAGTAAGGCAAGCGAACTGGCAGCGCACGGTTTAGCTGTACGTGGTCTGCGTGCGGCTGAATTTGTTGATGCGCAAGCAATGCACAAGGCACACCCAAATACTTTTGCAGTGCCTGACGAAGCAGAGCTTGCCGAAATAACCCCCGGCGCTCATGCCGTTAAAATCGAAGCGGGCGGGGAGCGGTTCTGGGTGAAAGTGCAGGCTAGAGTTGGCGATAGCATGGTCGGCTCAATTTGCAATGACTTGGTATTTACCGCAGAACATGGGCTGGAATGCGATGATATGGTTGAGTTTGAAATGCGCCACATTTACGCAATTAAGGTGTTGTGATGGAAATCAAAGTTCGCATCTTCAGTCAGTTCGGAAACCAGCGCATCTTCCCGGTCTGCGACAAGGCTGAGTTGTTTTGCGCCATCGCCGGAACTACGACGCTGACGGATTCCGCCATCAAGGCCATCAAGGAACTTGGCTATGTGGTATCGGTCGTGCAGGATGTTAAATCACTATGAGCAATTATATTACGGACAACCGTGAAAAAGTACGGAGCCAACACCCAAGCGCTTTTGTCTATTTATCGCTATATGGATTCCATATAGCGGAATCAGATATGATGGGCGCACCAACCATAGGTAGCGGCAAAACTGAGGCAGAGGCATGGGCAGAGGCGGCGGAACGCATACCGGAAGGAACGAATGAAGCTGGAAAGTACCCTGATGGCGTACAGCCAAGCGCCAAATGCGAGACATTGAGCGTAGGGTTGTGCGTCGGATGTGAAACAGTGCGGACTCTCGGATTTGAATGGGTAAAGCCAAGATCGTATTGGGAGGGTGATAGTGGGCCATATAGCGGTGCGGTAGCCATTAAAACAAACGTCGGGCACTTAGTCCTTGAGCGGATAGAGGAATTTAGCGTCGGCTCGGCTGGCGGGATACGGAGAGTTATCGTTAGGCCGGAAGAGCTAAACGTGCAAGACGCATAACGCGGGAAAGAGGTGAAAAATGCTTATTGATTTTAAGAGCGGGGCAATTGATCTCTATGTCGTAACCAGCAAGCATTTCGATATATGCAAAAACGAGTTCATCATGCCGGTGTGGCGGATGCGTATTGGGCGGATGGTATATTCCAGCGACAAGTCGGCGCACAAAATACCGCGATTGAAGTTTAATGGGTCATGCACATGCCAGCATAAGCACGATCAGCACTCGTATGCATGGTGCGAGGTAAAGGGCTGCGACTGCAAGGCGCACTGGGGGTATTGATGAACGACATTAGAATTTTAGCTATTCCAAGAGGAAAATTTAACCCCTTTAAACACGGCAACGCATTTAGCCCATATGAATCATCGCCAGATGTTTGGGTAGTGCAAATTAGACTAACTGATAATTTGAATGAATGGATAGCAATTCCAGTAGTTCAATATGTAGAGCCCAACGTGTAGTTGAGCGGGCCACGCTTTTGTGGCTCCACTCAAGTTCTCCGTATTCCGGCAAAGTTAGCTTATCCTAATATAAGCACTTGCTTTTATAGGTAGGCTGTTTTACCATCGCGCCACGATTAAATTCAGTGGCCGATAAATGCAAGACAAGCATCAATCAGCACGCGAACGCTACCAAGATTTCCGCGACCATTTCTCAGGGCAGAGAAAGCGGATGTTGGAAGATTTGGAGTTCTCCAATCCCACCGCCCCTAAACAATGGGCTGATGCTGACCGCCTTGCCCGCGAGACCGCTCCCGGCGGCGCGCGTCCGTGCATGACGTTCGACTGCACCAATCAATACATCAACCAAGTTGTCAACGATGCCCGGCAGAACAAGCCCGGAATCCAAGTAATCCCCGTAGATTCTGGTGCGGATATTCAAACCGCCCAGGCAATCGAGGGCATGATTCGCCATATCGAGTACGCAAGCCGCGCCGGAATAGCATTTGATACAGGGATTGAGCACGCCGCTCGCATAGGCCTTGGGCACATGCGCGTCACCACTGAGGTAGTCAATCCCCGCCTGAATGAGCAAGAGCTGCGCATCAAGTCAATTCAGGATGCGCTTTCGTGCATGATTTCTCCGGAGTCTATTGAGCCTGATGGTTCTGATGCCACGGATGGATTTGTCGAGACTATGGTGGGGCGCAAGGCATTCGAGGCCACTTATGGCAAAGCTGCAACCTCAAAGTCTAAATCGTTTGGCGATTCTGCCATTTGGTACAACGACAAAACCATTCGAGTCTGCGAATACTACCAGCTTAAAACCGTCAAAAAGAACCGCCTCGATATTTACCTTGAAGACGGCACGATTGAGACCGTAAACGAAGAGGATTATTGGGCTGAAGCCAAGCGCCTAGGCTATAAGCCGACAATTGCCGCTCAGTGGACGGAAGATGAAAAGTACGTCGAATGGTCGCTGATGACCGGCGACGAAATCATTGACGAGACAACCATATTAAGCAAGTGGGTTCCGATTATCCCGGTTTATGGGAATGTGCTGTGGGTGGACGGAAAGCGCTACGTTAGTGGACTGACGCGCCAGCTAATGGATGGCCAGCGTGCGCGCAATTTTGAACGGACTGCCCACATTGAGATGATTGCGATGCAGCCTAAATCGCCGTTCGTGCTGCCGTTTGAGTCTGTTGAGGGATTTGCGGACGAATGGTCTAGCGCCGGTCGTTCGTCAGCACCTTATCTGCCATACAACGCATTGGACGGAGAGGGAAGGCCTCTTCCGCCGCCGCAACGCCTAGCCCCGCCGCAGATACCCAATGCGTTTATTCAGGGAGCGGAACAGGCCACAAACGACATGCAAGCCGCAATCGGTATGTACAAGTCGAACCTTGGAGCGCCGAGCAATGCTGTGTCAGGACGGGCGAAGATGCAGGATCAGCGCGAGGGCGATACTGCAACTTATCACTACGTGGACAACTTGCGCCGCTCAATCGAGCATCTTGCCCGGATTGTTGTGTACATGCTTCCGCAGTATTGCAACGAAGGGCAGGTTGTTCGTTCGCTTGGGGTAAATGGCGAGTCCAAGCCGATCAAAATATCCAAGGTCGCCAATAGCAGGCATGATGCACGAATTCCGGTAATCAATCCGTCTTCCGGCACTTATGATGTTCGCGTGAAGGTTGGGCCAGCATATTCCACGTTGCGTCAAGAGGCATCGGAGGCGCTGACTGAGATTGTCGGTAAGAATCCGATGATGATGTCTGTGTTGGGGCCAACTTGGGCGCGGATGCAGGACTGGCCGGAAGCTGACAAGGTGGCAAAACTGTTGATGTTGATGGCCCCCCCCGAAGTGCAAGCGATGGACAAGGAAGATCAATCGCTACCTCCAGAAGCTCGCGGCATTGTGGCCGGGTTGAACAACCAGATTGAGCAAATGAAGGCGCAATTTGAGGAGCAATCCGCCCAAGCTGCCCAGCAAACGCAAGTGGCAATGCAGGAAATGCAGGCCAAGTTGCAAGCCGCCGAGTCGGTGCTGCAAAAAGCACAACTTGATGCAAAGGCAAAAATACAACTTGCAGAGCTGGACGGGCAAATACAGGAACGGAAGTTTGCCCGCGAAAATGAGCTGAAGATTCGCCAGGCTGAGATTGAGCGCAGCCTGAAGCTGGAACTTATGCAGATGGATATTGAGGCAAGGCAGAATCAGTATCTGGTGGATCAGGAAATCAAGTTGCAGAGCGAACAGCGCGCAGCCGAAGCGAGGCAGCGCGAGGCAATGGTGCAGCGCGAAACGGAGCAAGCAAGACTTGATAGCGAGGGCGACAAGGCTATTCTTGATGCTCATACGCAGACCGAAATAGCTCACATCGAAAGCGCGTCAGCCGAAGAGATTGCGCGGTTAGCTGCGGAAACTGAGCTGCACAAAGCCCATATTGAAACTATGCCCGCCATGATGGGGGCAACAACAGAAATGTGCGACATGCACGACAACCGACTTGAGCCGGATGCTCATGATGCAAGTGGAGAATCAAATGCCTATTGAAGCAAATACCACTGCCGAGGTTGTATCGGCTGAAACTACCGAACCTATCGTTGAAAAACCTGAGGTTGCGGAAACTGCTGAACCAGGCGAGTCTAAGGACAAGCCGGACGAAAAGACGATTGATTCCGAAAAGGCAATCAAGAAGCTCCAGCGTAGCATTGACCGACTGACTGCGGAGAAGTACAAAAACCGCGCTGAAATCGAGCAATTGAAATCGCTTCGTCAACAACTCAGCGAGGAAAAGCAAGAGGCAGGTGATGATCAGGGCGACCAACGGGACGTCGAGACGCGAGCGCAAGAGATTGCGCGGGAACTTGTTGCGGTCAGGGAATTCAACGACAAAAGCAACGACGTTTTCAACAAAGGAATGAAGAACCCGGCTTTCAAGGAGGCGATGGCTACTTTTTCCGATGAAGTTGGCGGCGCTTTTGATGAGTCCGGGCGACCGACTCCAATCATGCTGGCCGTGATGGATGCGGACAATCCGCATGAGCTAATCATGCACCTTGCTGATAATCCTGAGGTCGCAGCCGAACTTGCCAAGACTCAACCTCGCTTACAGATTCGACGCATCGCCCAAATTGAGCGCGACATTGCCGAAGCTGCCAAACCGAAGCCAAGCACAGCGCCAAAGCCAGCGCAGATTGTGAAATCTGCCGGTGCAAGCGGTGAGCCAGACCCAAAAGACACGAAGGCGTGGATCGCCTACGAAAACGAAAAGCTGGCCGCTCGAAAGGGTGGCCGAAGATATTAACTAAACAAGGAGCATCAAAATGGCTGACAACCTGATTACGAGTACCATCATCCTGAACAAGACGATGCAAGTCCTGCATAATGAGTCTGCGTTCCTGGGTGCGATTAACACCGAGTTCAACGAAGAATTTGCCAAGAAGGGCATGAAAGCTGGCGCAACCGTCAGCCCCCGTCGCCCGGTGCAGTTCCGTGTACGCGATGGCGCTACGGCGTCCCTGCAAGACGTGAACGAAACCAAGGTGGACATCACTGTTGAGCCGGAATTCGGCATTGACTTTGATTTCACCGAGTTCGACCGCACGCTTTCGGTGGACGATTTCAGCAAGCGCTACATGGAACCAGCGGGCAAGCGTTTGGCGACTGAGTTGGATGTGCGTATCGCGACGCGCTTCTATCAATCCGTGGCGAACTTCACCGGAACGCCCGGAACCACTCCGGCGACCGCACTGGCGATGTTCAAAGCTGGCGCGATTCTGGATGATGTAGCATGTCCCCGCGATGGATTGCGCACAGCTTCGCTGAACCCGTTGGCGATGGCGTACATGGTGGACGGGCTGAAAGGCTTGCTGAACGATAGCGGCATCATTGGAAAGCAAACTCGCACCGGCCTGCTGGAGACCAATCTCGGCATGGATTTCCAGATGTCGCAAAACATCCCGACGCACACTGTCGGCGCGTACGGCGGCACCCCGCTGGTTGATGGCGCAAATCAGGGAACTACCACCGCTGTTGCAACGGAGAACCCTTACGCCGCTACGACTTCGCTGCTGACTAAGGGCTGGTCTAACTCCATCACCGGGCTGCTGAAGAAGGGTGACGTGGTTACGATTGCCGGGGTCTATGCTGTGAACCTGGAGAATAAGAACACGCTGGCCGACCTCAAGCAATTCGTGGTCACCGCTAACGTAAACTCCGGCGCGTCTACTGGCCCCGCTACCTTGATCTTGTCGCCCGCCATTATCGCGGCTGGCGCATATCAAAACGTGTCCGCACTGCCCGCCGATAACGCAGCGATTACCGTTGTCTCGGGTACCGCTTCGACATCCTACCCGCAAAACATGCTGTTCCACAAAGACGCTTTCACTATGGTCACTGTGGCAATGGACGTTCCGCGCGGGATGGATATGGCAGAGCAGATCACCTATGAGGGCGTGAATCTGCGCTTTGTTCGTGGCTTCGACATCACCAACAACAAGCGCATTTCTCGCTTTGACATCATGGCGGGCTTTGGGGCGTTGCGCCCAGAATGGGCGTGCAGGGTTACTGGCTGATTTAGCTAAACAACGCGAGGGGGTGAAAGCCCCCTCTCAATCAAGGAGAGCAAAATGAGTACATCAGTTATTGATGGAAACATCGGCGGCTTGTTCGCCGTCAGCATTACACTCGACCCCGCGTCTGTTGCCACAATCACGGCAGCGGAGCAGGATTTTACCGTTCCAGGAGTTCGAGTTACCGACATGGCGATCGCTTGCGCTATGACAACCGCAACCGCAGGGTTGGGCATTGCTGGCTATCGCGTCAAGGCCGCGAATACCGTGGCTGTTACATTCGTCAACCCAACGGCGGGCAACATCAACGCCTCGTCTGGCAATTTCAGGATGTTGATTGCGCGCCTTGACGGTGACACGGTTACAGGGCTGCCGTCATGAAAGTGGCCTATCCGAAATGGATTTACAGCAAGAGCGGAAGTAAGCTCGTTCATTCCGAGGAAGAACATCAAGCCGCTGGCGAGGGGTGGTACGAAAGCCCTGCGCTGATACCTGCTGACGTTCCGCTTCAGCCGGTCGCACCAGCGCCCGCACCAGCGCCTGAGCCTGAGCCAGATAAGCCAGCCCCTCCCACCCGCGCGGATTTGCTGGCGCAGGCTGATGAGCTTGGGATAAAGATAGACCGTAGATGGTCTGATGAGCGGCTTTTGAGCGAAATAAATGCAGCGCTGAATAAATGAACATCACCGCGCGCACGATTCTGTCCGACGCCCTAAAGCTGGGCGGTATTATTGCGCCCGGCGAAACCATGAGCGCGGACAGTGCTGCGGATGGGTTGCGGATGCTGAACGACCTTGTTGGTTCGTACAACCTGGACGGGTTGTATGCATTCGCAACGTCTGATGTTACCGCAACGTTCACGGGTGCAAGCGCAACCATCGGCGACGGAATGACTATCAACACACCACGTCCGATAAAGATCACGTCGGCGTTTTATCGGCTAGGTGGCACTGATCCACAGTTGAGTGTGATAACCGCCGACGAGTATTACGCAATCGGCAATAAGACAACATCCGGCAATCCCACGGTGATTTATTACGAAAGCACCGCGCCCACCGGAACGGTCAAAGTTTGGCCGGTGCCGGGTTCCGTCGAATACCACTTGCAAGTCGAGGCTCAACTGACGGAATTCGCAACGCTGGACACTGTGTATTACTTGCCGCCCGGCTACAGCAGGATGCTGAAATACTCGATGACCGAAGAGCTTGCGCCAGCATACGGACAGAAAGTGGATGTAGGCATAGCAAGAAGCGCGATCAACATGCGCCGTTCGATCAAGCGCTCCAATTCGAGGGTTCCGATTGCGGTCGCCGAGATTCCGGGAAACAGCGCAGAATCATCGCGCATCAACATTTTGACGAACAGATAAATGGCTAACAGGCTCGCCGAATTAGCTGATGCCATCCGCGCTAAAAAGCTGGCGGATGAGATGGCACATTACGGCAATTACGGCAACGATGAGGCGCGCGCCCAGCGATGGAGCGACTTGAGCGCAGCACCCGGTCGGCTGGCGCAAGGGGCGTTCACCGGGCTTGCTGGCGCACCCGTGGACATTGCAAACATGGCGCTGACACCGCTTGGGCTTGGGTCGGAGCGCCCAGTCGGCGGGTCAAACCAACTGGCGGAGATGATAAACGCGCCGACCGAATCAGCCGCGTATCAGGCCGGAACGATGCTGCCGATTTCGCCGGAAGGGCTGGCGATGGGTGGGGCGAAACTGGCTGGACTGGCTGGGATATTTGCGGGAAAGGGCGCAAAGACTGCCGACCTTGCGAAGATGCTGAAGGCTGAAGAATTGCGGGCTTCTGGCGTACCAGACGAGCAGATATGGAAAGAAACCGGCTGGACGTTTGGATTCCCGGACAAGCAACCGAGGTTTGAGATACCGGATAATGCGGCGAAAGTTAGCGCGGCTGCGTTAAATTACGTTGCTCAGAATCCGCAGGAAATGAAAAAAATAAATGCAGTCGTTCGCCATCCGGATTTATATGCCGCATATCCTGAAGCTGCTGATATATCGTTATTCACGCATAAAGGTAGTGGTGCAAATTTTTCAGCAACAGGACAAGGCGGATCGCCAGCAATTTCATTAAGTACATTCGATGAACCTAGAAGCCCCACACTACACGAACTCCAGCACGCCATCCAGCAGCGCGAGGGGTTCGCTAGGGGCGGGAGTCCCGAGATGTTTAACCAAGCGGGAGATGCAGAACTAGCCAAGGATGCGCTATCTTGGAAACAAGAGCTGCTGCGCAAGCGTGCAGAAATGCCTAATGCAGATTGGATTGCAGTTGAAAATGCAGCAGTTCAAGA